AAAACAAGTTTACACATCACAAAAACCTTGTCCCGCCTGAAATGGAAGAACCTAGTACAGATTTAATCACAGACGAATACGGAAAAAAGAAGCCCGGTAATAGAATAATACTTAGATCATTTAATGAGTACATTGCACACAAACATAATCTAAATGCATTGTATGCGGCTGTAAACAAAAACCCAGATATAGAATTTAACGGAAGAGTCAAAGAAAGAGATGAAGGACATTTAGAACCTCATTTTGTGCATGATGGGATTGACATTTGTCATCCTTTCGTGTATACTAAAAAGGATTGGATAATACAACAATACTACGATAACAATATATTAGATTTACTTTCTATTACTAGAAGTTGTGAAGGCGAGTTTAGCAACATAGATTATAAAACATATAAACCAGGAATGGTTGTACCGGAATGTGGAGAATGTTTTTGGTGCAAAGAACGAGAGTGGGCACTTGAAAAAGTCAAATAGTTGTACATTTTGCATGCATCCTTTTACAGGACTTGCTACACGAGAAGATGGTGCTATTAAAGTATGCTGTCGTAGTCAGCCTATTGGGTTTATACAAGACCAAACCTTAGAAGAAGTTTGGAATGGCGACAAGATGAAAGAAGTTAGACGCCAAGTTTTAAATAACGAACGACCAGATGTTTGCAAACCGTGTTTTGACTTAGAAGATCAGGGTGTAGAGAGCTTACGTCAGCGTCATATAGCAGGAGTTATACCAGAAGCAAGAGTCAACTTATACCCAGATGCATTAGATGCGTTAGAAGACGACTATAGTATGCCGTTTGAACTTCCTACAATGGAAATTAAACTTAATAACTTGTGTAACTTAAAGTGTCGTATGTGTAATCCGTTGGATAGTACAAGTTGGAAAGACTGGAATCAAGTTACAGAGTTTTACAAAAAAGAAAATAACTATCTTATACCGACTGTTGATGCACTTGTAGAAAAACCAGGACAATATATAGGACCGTTTGACAACTCAGATAACTGGTGGGCAAGTTTTGAAAAACTCTTACCATATTTTAGACGTGTAGAGTTTGCAGGTGGTGAACCATTAATGGACCCTTATCACTATAAAATATTAGATATGCTTGCTCCGTATGGTAAAAACATAGAAATAAAATATGCTACAAACGGTACTACACTAGGTATAAAAGGCGGGCGCACTATACACGACTATTGGCCTAAGTTTAAAAGTGTTGCTGTAAATGTAAGTATAGACGGCATACACGATGTATACGAATACATTAGAGGTAATGGTAAATTTAGTGAAGTAGAAGAAAACGTAAAAGTATTTAAGAGCTTTCCTAATGTAAGTAGAGTAGTAGGCGCATTTACTGTACAAGCAAATAACATTTTACAAATCTGCGATGTTATAGACTACTTCTTAAATGACATGGGTATTATATTTTATTCGCATAGAGTAAATTATCCTATGTCACTATCTGCACAAGTATTGCCGCCGGAACTAAAAGAAAAAGTTGTAAGTGATTTAGAAGACATGAAAGAAAAAGTTCTAAGTTATAAACTAGTACAAGAAAACGATTTACTTAAAAAAGTTACACTACAGCAGATACAAGATAATATTAATTTCTTACAAGCAAAATGTATGTACAATACACACTGGCAAGACTGTATAGAATTCAACAAAAGATTAGACAAAACACGAAACCAAGATTTCCTAAGTGCAAATCCAGAGTTTAAGTTGTATGTATAAAATTATAAGCAAGTGGCCTCACCAAGATAGTATTCACGTTGAATGGAATATGGGCAAACGTTGCAATTTAGATTGTGGGTATTGTCCAGCCGCAATACACGATAACTTTAGCCCGCATACTCCTTTGCAAACATTTAAAGATGCAATTGACAAGTTAGTAGAAATAGGTAAACCTATAAGACTAAGTTTCACAGGCGGAGAACCGTGTGTACATCCTAATATAAAAGAAATACTTGCATATGCAAGAGATAAAGTTGAATGGATAAACATTACAACAAACGGTACATTACCATATGATTTCTATATTAAGTTGCCGGTAAACCATTACGTGTTTAGTATACATTTTGACAACGATATTGTTGATAAAGTTGTAAGCAACGTTTTAGTATGGGCGCAAAACAACGAAGTTGATAACTTACCTTTCCAACTTAATATTATGGCACATCACGAACATATGCAAAAGGTAAGAGAAGTTACACGCATGTTTGACACTCATATTGTACCGTATGTCATTAGACGAATACGATGGACTGAAGCAGATGACCGTGACTGGTTTGACGATATGCGATATAAAGGCGATGACTTAAAATGGATTCTCGACAAAACAGCAACAGCAAAACCTAATGTAATTATTGACGATGATAAAGAAATGCATGCCAATGATGTAATAAAAGAAAAATTAAATTCTTTTGAAGGTTGGAAATGCAATGCTGGTGTAGAAAGTTTAATGATTAACTGGGACGGTGAAGTTCATCGAGCAACATGTAGAGTTGGTGGAAGTTTAGGTAATATATACAACGGTAGTTTTGATTATCCAACACAATCAATTATCTGTACACGTAAATGGTGTACATGTGCCGCTGATATTCCACTTACAAAGGTAAAATAAAATGTCTATTGTTTTTTGCATAGTTAATGATATAGATAGTTATGATTCTCAAGATATCAAAACAACAATTACCAATATAGCAAATTTTACAATCGCAAATATAAAAACAAAAGGTTATGAAGTTCTAGTAGGGGACAATGAAGATAAACTTTTACAACTTGCAAATGGTTACAAGCATGCTGTTGTAATGAGTCCTGGTACAGAAATAATTAACGGAATTGCGTTTTTTGAGGCTATAGAAGAACTTGTAAAAAGAGACTTTTTTATAGCAGGACACGTATTAGATAGAACTATGCATAATGCATACTACGAACTACATCATCAGTGCTATGTGGTTAATATGGCGGTTTATAACGCATATAAGGGCCCTACAGTAGGTTGTTTTGAAAAAGACGTACAACATACCCAACTAGAACCTACACGTAGTTTAAACAATATACACGACGATTATACCCCTAAATTTGTTAGTACAGGAATTAATAAAGTAACATACGAGCATAAATGTCATGGTTGGAATTTACTAAAAATAGCATTTGAAAACGATCTGCCTGTAGTTGTTTTTGATGACAGTATTAGAAACAACAAAATACATTATTATCCTGAAAGCAAAGATGACTATTATAAACATTGTCATTTGATACAAGAAAAACTAGATTACTGTAAGAACGAGTTTGTACATACAAACAACACTGAATGGTCTACAGGTATAGATGAAAAGTACGAACAAGTTGTTTTACCTGCTAGTGGAACATTATACTTAGATTTAATTGATGCTGGTCGTGTGGTATTTTATGACTATAATCAAAAAGCTCTAGACTATTGGAAAGAAGTATGTCCACGTAAGGAACACATAGAGTATGTGTTTGTGTACACTAACTTACTAGAAGAGTTATCAATTGTAGACCACTTAGATCCTAAAATGAAAACACTAGTAAACTTATCTAATATATTTTGTTACGAAGGAACTGTTGCACAATATAGTTTGGAAGATAGAATTAAAGCAGAAAGTTTACTGGAATATTGTCTACACAGTAAATTATCCGATGTTAAGATTAATTTTACTCTTAGAGCAGATGCGCTAACTCAGGAAACACGGTTGCCGCGTTTAGTCCTCTAATATTATCTAACTTATTAGTATATTCTTTAAATCCAGGTAGCATATGACTATTGTCTTGTGCATTCATATGTTTAAGTACAGCTTCCCAACGTTTCCACCCATAAGGATTATGTTTCCAATAATCATCGTCTTGTCTATAATTGTTCCATAGCCAATCTTTAAAATCCATAAAACGTTCTTCAACATCCTGCTTGTCTTCTTTAGGTAATATTTGTATACTAAGAAATGTTGGAATATACAGTAAATGCATATTAACTAAGCCGCCGCCCATTTGTGTTCCGCCTGGTACTGTTCCTGCATTTAGTTTTTTAAACCCGCTTTCAACTTTCCATTTCATAAAGTCTGGCAAGTGTTTTACGTTGAATATTTGTATTGCTGTTGCTAAACTTGTTTGTATATTGTCAGGTGTATTGTCAAGCATATGCAAAGTTTTTTCTACAGTATCAAAGTTTGTAGGAAAACGTATATACTCATCACGCTCGTGACTAGCATCCATACTAATAGCAAATTTAACTTTCTTAAACTTTGACCACATTTCAATTAAGTCTTCGTCAACTAATAACCCGTTAGAGTTATAACGTAGTAATATCTTATCTTGATAGCCTTGGCGTAATATTTCTTCAATGAACATTTTATGTTCTTTAATCATTAAAGGCTCACCGCCGGCAAAGTATACTTGTTTTAGGTTTGGAATTTGTGCATTCATTTCTTCCCAAAACGTATCCTTTTCGTGCCACTTATTATTAAACTCTGATCTATCCCATTGCATTTGTCTTTTAACATCAGGGTCTTGTAATACAGGAATAAGTTTTTTATGATCTGCTACCCACTTACTAGAATCATGTGGACTACACATTACACATTTAATGTTACAAGTATGTCCTAAACGCAAGTCTAAATAAACTAACTCTTCCGGTACTGTGCCATCTTCTTTAGTTTGCTCAATTAGGTGTGGAATGTCTACACCATCTTCGTGCCACGTTCCGCTTTCCCAAACACGTTTACTTACAACTCCTACTTTTTCTTCTTGGAAACATTTACGACAACTAGCAGGTATTTCACCATTCATCATAGTTTTACGTACACTTTTCATGTAGTCATTGTTCCATGCTTCCATAGGAGTATCTTTACCAAAGTTTGCAGGCCTGCCGTCTTCCATTTTAACTAGACCAACTTCATGGTCGGAACCTGCGCCACTAGCATTACTACTACAACACAAACGCATATCTCCATTTGGTCTGGTTGCAAAATGTATCCAAGGTAAAACACAGAAAGTAGGAGATCCTGATTCTTTCTCAATCAGTCTTTGATACTTACCTAGTTGAGTATCTTTATCGTGATACCAATCTTTATCCATACTTTTTTCCTATTATCATATATCTAGTGTATTTTGGCATTTCTAATTCGCCTACATAACTTACATGCACATTTGACTGTTGTATAAGCTCTTCCATATTGTTAACACATCTTACGTGTTCTTCATGTTCGAAATAATTATTACTTTGTAATACAACTCTTGTTCCTGCTTGTAAATTGTCTAGCCATGTATCGTATTGTTCTTGTGTTAAATGTTCGCAACTTGTATTAATAGCAATATCTGCATCAGTAGTGTACTCACACATATCTGCGGCTGTAGCAAAAAATCTGCCTTGCATATGATAACGCATATTAATTGTTTCCGCAATGGGCTTACAACTAGGATCAATATCTATACTTTCTATTTCTGGAATAGTAAGATCACTATTGAAAAGTAAACTTGCAAGTACACCATTCCATCCACCGTATATAGCAACACTGCCTGCAAGTTTATGTTCTTGCATCTGTTGTATTAGCCAAAGTTTGCTGTTTATTTGGCCTTTCCAAAAACTTTCAAGTGTGCGATATCTATCTTCACTATTACGAATAGCATCCATCCAAAATAATACATCTTGCATATCTACTTTCATAATAAACTTTCCAATGTCTTTTTTAGGCCTACATCTAAAGGTGTATAATCTGTAAAACCTGTAAGTGTTTGTACTAATGTTGTATCAGGGCACCTACGTGTTGCACTACCATTCGGTGCAGGACGTATTTCAAGTCTGTCTGGATTAATTCCCATATATCCCATTATTAGTTTTGCTACAATACTTATACGTGTTTCTACGTCTTGTCCTACGTTTACGGTATTGTTACTAGTAGTTTTTACTAGCATATCTGTCATACGTACAGCATCGTCAACGTAGCAAAAACTACGTGTGTCATTGCCGTTAATATAATACTCGCCTTGTTTACAGCGTTCTACAAACTCATTTACAAAGTGATCTGTTTGTCCTGGACCGTATACATTAAAGTAACGTATGATAAGATACTCAAGTCCGCTATTAGCAACTAAGTTTTCACCTAGTGCTTTTGGTATGCTATAACTCCAACGTGGATTTGTAATGTCATTGTACATAACTGGCACCGCTTCATCAGTAGGTACATGGTAATAGCCGTTGTCTATTGTACTGTTGAATATTTCACAAGTACTAGCAAATACAAACTTTGTGTTTGTGTTTCTATAACGTTCAATTAAGTTAATTGTTGGAAGTGTATTGTTAATAATAATATCAGTAGGCTGTTGATAAAACAACCTTGTACCGTTAGTGGCCGCTAGATGGACTACAATATCACAGTCCGGCATTTTGCTAGTGACATTGTTGTTGCTTAGATCGTCAACTTCGCCATTCTTTCTATCATAAGAATATACCTCATAGGTGTCTTTTACATAGTTGTAATAATGACTTCCTATGAATCCTTTATGACCTGTTAGAACTTTTCTTTCCATCCTTTGTTTAACTCTCTTATATGTTTAAACCAATTCTGGTTAATGCCTTTTTGATCAAGTGTTTCAATAAGGAAGTCTAAATCTTTAGGTAAGCACTTACCGCCAAATCCTCGTGTACCGTCATGCCCCGGAACTTCCATGTAAGTTTGATCTTGTTGTACATCCATGTACATGTCTAGTATTTTGTTATAGTCTGCGCCAACGTCTTCTGATAAATCATAAAATACGTTAGCAAATGCAATACGCATTACTGCAAAGTTATTTGAAAACATTTTTATAAGCTCTGCTTCTTTTGTAGAGCAAGTTTTAATTTCGTCATCTAATAACCACTGTGGTAAATCTTTACTATCACAACCTACAACTAACGGACGCTTAAAGCAATCTGTGTCCCAATATCGTTCACGTAAAAATTCTGGTATGTAAATTATACTACCAACACATGCTTGAATACGTTCACTTGCGCCTAACGGTAATGTACTACGAATCACGAATGTTGCAGAAGGATTAAATTCTTGTATTTCAGCTATCTCAGAAATAACAGTATTAATATCTGTTTGTGTTTCAGTTGGTATGCATACAAATATTGTATCGCATTCTTTTAAAATTATTTTTTCTGTATCGAATGTTATGTCATGCACAACAGTTCTTGCATCACGAAGCAAACCCTTGTGTGTAGCTTTACCTACATATCCATATCCTAATATTCCAAATTTCATTGTTTCCTCTTTGGTAGTTTGCTATCTGCACTACTCATACAGCTCGGAGTTATACATGCTTTCGGTTGTTTAAATATTTCAAACCCGTCTGTTGTAGTGCCTAGTAGTTCATCATGACAACTATGACTACGCCTTACTTCTGTATCTCGTATAATAATACCTTGATAGCCTGCATTGCAAGACCACCCTTGAAATTTATTAAAGCCAAACGCATTAAACCGTTCTGCTTGATCTACTTCGTACTCTACTCCTTGAGCTGTTTTGAGTAAGACTTGGGCAACCGTTTCTCCTTCCCAGTGTTGTGGGAAACCTTGTCGCATTGTTGTGATTTGGTCTTCAGTGTATCCATGTACCACGTGGGAGGCGATTGGATCGGACTGGGGCTTGAGAGTGACGTTAATACCTCTGGCGGCAAATCGCTCAAGCCTTTCGTAAAGATCTTCAAACATTTGCGGAACCATAACTTGATTGATTGTAACAAAAACTCCTCCTTCCATAAGTTGTAAACATGTATCGCCGAATTTTTGTTCATCTGCAAACTCTGCATGAAAACTTGCTGTAACACTTCGACGTTGTAAACTTTTTGTACTACGTATGTACTTATCCCACCAAATAGGTCCAGGGGATAGGTTTGTGGTCATATGTATGCTTTGATATTCAGCTTTGTCATCGTTACAGTAATGTTCAACCAACGGCATAAACTGTTTATTTGCTGTAGGTTCACCGCCTGAAAAACTAAAATGGAAGTCTGTAAAGTTATTAGCACGAGCTTGTGCTTTGATACTATCCATGGTGTTTAAGTATAATTCTGTAGGTTTGGTATCAGGGACACTAGATCTTGCGTGAGGCCAGCAATAACTGCACGAATAATTACAATATCTAGTGGTAATCCAAGAGACTGTGAAAAGATGGCTCTCTAGGAGAGTTTTCTGGCCAAACTCAGTAATATCTTGCCATGGTATTTGATCGTAATTATTGCTCATACAATGCTCCTGAACAATTTTTTACACACGTAATACACTTGTTTTCTCCTATCCAATATGATTCTAACTTTTCCCACATGCTTTGATTTGCAAGTGTATCATCTATATTAGCATTATTTAAATTTGGTACGCCTACATCTGTCATTATCATTTGACTGTTTTCAACTGTTAGGTCACGTAATTTTTGTAGCACCATATTTCCGTTAATTGGTTCTTCAATCCAATCGCTCCCTATCCAACAGCACGGTAATAGATTACCATAGGGATCAACATATAATTCATTCTTAGTAACGCACTGTGGTTCTATTGTTGATTTATCTATTAATTGTTGTATAGCATCTGGTGATAAAAACTTTTCAATATCATCTTTAAATCCGTTGTTCCATTCTGGCAAGGTTGCTTGATGTAAATCGTATGCATGACTTCCATCTTTATTTTGTACGGGGAAGCCTCCTAAGTTATAAAACCTTTTTGTAGATTTAAAGTTTACTTCAGTAACACCTAAGTCTAATAGATATTTTTCTAATTCTTTTGTTTCGTGTTCGTTATGTGCAAACACTAAACTGTCTACTCTTGCATCTCCGCCCGCATCAACAAATGCTTTAATACTTTCAATTACTTTTTCAAATTTAGTATGACGTCTATATAATTCATGCTTACCAGCAAACCCGTCTACAGCAAATATAACTTGTCCATTAGGATTAATAATTTTTGCAAGTGCTTGCCACCAATCTTTAGTTCGCAAACTACCATTAGTGTGTAATGCTAATCTTGCTGTAGGATTGCACCGTCTTACATAAGTGTAAATTTCTAAACAGTCTTTAGCAAAAGCAGGATCGCCATAGTTGCCGCAACTATAAAAATTGTTTAGTTTAGATAAAAACTTAGGTGTAAACCATTGTACAAATTGATCAATGCTTATGTCAGCATTTTTAATAAACGGTCTATCTGCGCCGCCATTAATGTTTCTAGCACACATAGGACAAGCCGCTTGACATTTATCTGTAAGCTCAATATGTAATGCTGTTATGCTGTCTAAGTATTCCCTAATCATAACTATTTTGGAATTGTTCCTCTAGCCAATCAAAGTCGTTAATAAGTGCAAGAACTTCGGGCTTGTTTTTATTTTCTTTTCCAAACACAGTGCCTTGTTCAGCGCCACGTTTTGCTTCTTCTCTAAATGATGCATCTGGTATAGGATGCAGCCATGCTTGCAATCTATCTTCTGTTTCATCATCAATTTGTCCAGTAATACTTTTACTTGCTAGTTTAGTACATTCTCTAAATGCACTTTTCCAAGTATTATATGCATCAGTATTAAACACTGTATAATTACTTATTTGGTCTACAACTTTAAATCTATCACTAATACTAGTAGTCATGTCAGTTGTGTTAACATCTACGTTTTCTGTAAGTAGTCTTGGTAATAGTTTTACACCACCGTTACCGTACTGTAATCCATTAACAGGATTTATACTTCTCCATACATGTACAGTTGTTTCGTCCCACACAGGCACTTGGTAATCAAATTTAAAATCATCGCACATATCAGCATCACCGTCTACTACAAAAAACATTCTAGTCGATGATAATTCAGCGGCTTTTTTGTGTGCTTGATGTATTCCTTTAACATCTCTTACCCAACGTAAACTTATTCTTGGATCTTCTTGTCTAATTTTATCTTGTAGTTTTTGAAAGTGTTTGTCAGCATTAGGTTCTTTATAGCTGATAAAAACAACATCATAAGGCAACGGTTTTGATATAACGTGTTTGTGTTCTTTTCTTGTTACAACATACCTACTGTTAAATTCACGTCTACCTAATGTATGCTTAGTAGTTGTTAACACAACACCGTTATGGTATGTTTCCTCGCCTTTAAATAAATGCTGATACACATGATGCATTTCTCTGTCAGCATCATATCTACCATCTGTGGGATTGTAGTACAAGTCAAAAATTGTTTTATTTGTAATGTCAACATTATCCCATACTAGCCAAAACAACGGACTAGTTTCTTTTATAAGTATTTTCTCATACTGTTCGTAAGAGCCAACAACATACCTTGGATATCTATACCTACTAACAACTACATCAACTTCTTTTCTGTTGATTAAAAATCTATGTTCTACTTCTCTTTTAGACAAAGGCTTGTTAACAGATGCAAGTACAACGCCACCGTGATAACTTTCTTCATCGTTACATGCATTTTTGTATACATGGTTTTCATTTCTATCATAACTGTTATGATGACTAAAGTATGACGCCAGTATGACACTTTTGGTTAGTTCTACGTTCTTCCATATGCACCAAAACATATTGGTATTACACTTTTCAAGTGCATTTTCATAATCTTCATAAGAATCTATGTAAAAAACGTCATACCTAGTTGGCATACTTGCTACTATATCAACTTCTTTTTTGTTTACAAAAAATCTGTGTTTTATTTCTTTTGTTGATATGTGTATATCTCTTGGAACTAAACATATGCCGTCAAAGTACGTATCATTTAAAAATGTATGTACATACTTCTTATCCCATTCAGCTACTTCGTAATCAAATGTAAAACTGTCTTGTACATCTACATCGTCCCAAACAACATAAAACATGTCGCTTAGAGCTTTACGTTGTGCTTGTTCAAAACTAGTTGCAAATTTAGCCGTGGGGTATTTCGTACATAATGTCTTGTACTGAGACTGGTTATTCTTTGGTGATACAAATATTATATCATACATCTTGTTATTATACTACTTTTTTATGGTTTAGTCAAGAAATATTCTTCAGTTGATTTTAGAATATTCTCAGTTATTTGATGTTTAAAATTAATGCTATTGTACACTTGTGCGTTCTTTTTTAGTATAGGTTGCCAACTTTTAAGCAACTTATAACGCTCTGTACGCTCTAAATGTACCCAGTACTGTATAGTGTCGTGGAATATATTAAAACGCATTGTAGGGTCTTGTACGCTGTCGTAGACGGTATTTAATCCTGGTAAACGCAAGTTAATACCTATGCTATCAAAGTAGTCTAGTATTCCAGGTTGCCCTAATACCATACAAGGATGTCCAATAGCAATTGACCTAAATGTCTTTTCTGTTATAAACAATCCAGGTTCCTTAAAATGAGACTCAGTAATTATTGACAGCAGACTATTTTCATATATGTCTCTATTACATATATTTCCTAAAACATGATCTATAGGACTTTGAACATCAACATAGTGTCCTAACCCTGAAACTAAATTACCTTTTACAAGATTTTTTTCTTCTAACCATAACACATGTTTGTTTCTGTGTTCTTTAGGTGCTCTATTAAGACTATTAAACAGAGCAATAGTACTCCAATTACGCAACACTTTATCAATTACAAGGTCATCTTCTTTATATGCTGTTTTGGCATCCCATTCTATGCCAGCCTGTATTTCTAACTTAGGATAAACGTTTGCATCTTTACACCATTGTTGATATTCTTCATTTAATTTTAAATTACCACTTACAACTACCACACTGCCATTTGGCAAACTTCTTTGTTCCATATCATGATGTAGAGCTTTGAATGCATTCCAATGGGCTGTAATAAACGAATCGCCTTCCACAATACTAATAATTGCAATTCTGCATATTCCATGTTGTACACTCTGTATTACCTTTATAGGAATATTTAATAGTGTATTAAAGGAGTCAGGATTTCGTACATCACCTGTCCATTGAAAGGCATACTTAGAAACTTCTATAGGAAAAATACACTGTGACTCTGTTCCGGGATCTCCAAATGCAACTCCTACGTCAGTAGTTTTGTGTCTTAAAATAAATTGTTTAAACGGCCGTACTTCTTTTATTTGAGGCACATGATCTAAATTCAGTCTATCACTATTAGAAAATTGAAACTTCATTCCATGCCTCTTGTAAGTATGACACCGTTGTTACCACTGTGTACTATTTTGTAGCCGTGTATAACCAAATAAGGAATAACTGGTCCATTCTTACCAAAGTACACGCCTGACGATTTATCAAATGGAGTATCATCACAAATTATAATACTTTGTTCATCCATACAAGACATACAGTTTATCATTTGTTCTAAATGTTCACGCTGACAATCAAAGTTTGTCATGTCAACACCTCTATCATTGTACTCGTCTATCATTTGCTGTTCAACAGGACGTATACTATTCATAGTACTAATCCAATCGTAATTGTCAAGATACAATACACTAATTTTTTTACTGTTGTTTTTTGCCCATTTAGATCCTGCACTAGTAACAATAAAATTAGTATTTTTTAAATGCGTTAACGTAGACGATGCATAGTTTGTAACATCTACAGAGTAAAAATCTTTGTTAAGTTGTTGTGCTATAGTATCAAACCATGCTGTGCTACCTTCGCCACGTTCACTTCCTATTTCAACTATAATGGAATCTGAAGAGGTTAGTTTGTCTATAAATGGTTTTGCATAAAGATGAAAGTTTGCCATGCTACCTCACATAAATTGAGATCTGCGTGGTTCCTTTTCCCATGTTCCGTTGCTAGTATAATAAAATAATATTAAATTATCCCTTGACGTATCATCAGGCGTTTGTAGTTGGTTAGGAAACCCATGCACAAGATCTGTATCATATTTCCAAAATGCAAGTCTATTAGGCTTAGGTGCTAATCTATGCATACATTTTGTTTTTTCGTTATCCCAGAATTCTAAATCTCCGCCCCAAGATTCGTCCCAGCAGTTGTTTAAGTAAAGTATTAAATTTACTTGTCTGTTTAGTTTAATTTGGTCATTCCAATTAAAGTCTGTATGCAAGTCTAACTTAGATCCGCTTTTTATTCTGCATAGTCCTCCACCACGCAAATGCGGGTCAGGCACAAGATGTGGTACCCCTACTTGTTCTTGTAACCAGTTAATTGTTTTACTTGAATTAAGAGTATTTTGTAGTGTTTCTAATAGTGGTGCATTTACAGGATTTCTGCATTCTGTCCTACTACTAGATTCATTTTCAAATGTGTTATAATTTGCATCCGGAATATCAGCAATTTGTTTAACTATTGCTTCATAAATATTCTGCGGTAAGAAGTTATCTACAACATAAATGTCTGTAGGATCGCTACTAACTTTTCTTGGTGTAATATCTAAACTATTAAAGTGTTGATAAATTTCATTATGCATTTTGTTTCTCTACAAGTTTACGAAAGTTGTACTCGGTAATTTCTTTTATACCTTCTAGTACATCTGCATACTCTTGTGGAGGAAGATTGCAAATGCGAGTAATTTCGTCTACAATCATATTTATCCGTTTTTCGTTGTCTGTCTCTACATCATACGATTCATCTATATACGGATTAAAAGTTTTAAAACCCAATGCCCTAAAGTCTACAAGCATACGGGGCGTACTAAATGCAATAAATGGTTTCTTACATGCTACAGATTTATATGTCTTTTCTGTAATACTTGTAGGTGCATAATTTCTATCATATGTATTTTGATTAGTATAATACGTTTGATCAAAATGTGTCTCAATAGCAATATGAAAATCTGCTGATAATATTGCGTCATATGTTACATTTGACCATTTGTTTAACACACTAGTATTTGCATCTAATTCATGTGGACACTCTTTAAGCCAACGATATGCTTCTTTACTTGTTGATACAGAACGCTTTTCTAAATCTTCTACTATTTGTTTTGCTTTAAAAACCTTTGGAGGATTTTGGTATGGCCATATGTTAAAGAAACTGTATTTGAAATGTTCTTGTAGAACACCGCTATCAAGTAGTTTTACATATAGCATTGCTCGCCAGTCTCTGTAATTACGGCTAAGACTACTAAATTTATGTGTTATTTCTGCTTCATGAGATTCTGGTATAGTAACTTCTTTTAACAAATAATTATCAACTACAATATTACAATCTCTACCATATTTTGCAAGGTATGATTGTAAAAATTGTTTGTGATTTTCGTCCATTACAATAACTTGAATGTCATCGAATCCTAAACTGTATTCAACTAAAGTATTTTTTAGATCTTCTGCAAAGTCAATACTAAATGTTTCACTATCGTTTTCATGTACTAAGTGAACATCTTTAAAACGCTTTATATGATTCCAATTTGGTTCATTTAATGCATTTAACAAAGGCACACCTTCCATCAATGAATCATAAGGATGATGGTAGTATAAAACTTCTTTACTTTCAAGATCTACTGTACTTAGGTCTTCTACATCGCTGAATGCTAAGTCATGTGACCATTTCTTGCCTGTTTTACTGTGTACGCTCATCAACTTTATCCTTTATCCATGCATAGGTATGTTTAAGTCCATACTCTAAATCTTCACTAGGGCGCCATCCAAGTAATTCTTCAATAAGATTGTTATGACTAGTTCTACCCATCACGCCAATTGGACCATCTACATTGTTAATTTCTAAAGTATTCTTACCGGCAATTTGTCCTATAAGTTGTGCTAGGTCATTGATAGAAATCATTCTTTCGCTACCAAGGTTCACTGGTTGATCAATATTACTTGCCATAATTTTTTGTAAGCCTGTAATACATTCTTCTATATACAAGAAACTTCTAGTTTGATTTCCTGGTCCCCATATATCTACAGTACCATCGCTTTCAGCAACTTTACGACACAGTGCCGCTGGTGCTTTCTCTTTGCCATCTTCCCAACTTCCAAGTGGGCCAAAAACATTGTGTAGTCTTACAACCTTTGCATCAATGTCATAGTTTTTCTTGTGTGTTAGATATAGTCTTTCACTAAACAATTTTTCCCATCCGTATTCTGTATCAGGCTCTGCTGGATATGCACTAGACTCTTCACAATAAGGATTGTCAGGATCTAACTGATTACGTTCAGGATAAATGCATGCACTACTTGTATAAAGGATTTTCTTTATGCCCTTTTTAGTTGCTTCGTGTAATACATTTAAATTTATCAATGCACTGTTATGCATAATATCACTATCATGATCGCCAATGCCAATATATCCTGTTCCGCCCATATCTGCCGCAAGTTGGTACACTTCATCTAAATCAGATTTTACACAACCAGCAACAAAGTCTGGGTTACGTAAATCTACTTGAAAAAATTCTTGTGCGTTTGTAGGTTCAAAAGCAGGTTGTTTTATATCTGCACCTATTACATAATGCCCTTGTTCAACTAGTGTGTTAACTAGATGATGTCCTATGAAGCCGCCTGCTCCACATACTAATATTTTCTTTTTAGTTTCCATATTGCTCCTTAAAATGTTCTAGTTCTTGATGCTTCATTGTATCAAAATGATTGCAATTATAATCAAGAATAGATTTTACATCTTTTGTTAATTGTATTTTTTGCTCTTGTGACCAATTAGATATTTCATTAATTAGTTTAAAGATAGTTATCATTCTTTTACTATCTTCTTGGTTATCATAAGATTCGTCCCAAAAGTCACTAAATGTTTTAAACCCTAAATCTTTAAGATGTCTTAAAGAACCTTTTGCACCTATCATTATAAAAGGTTGTTTAAATGCAATAGGCTTAAATGTTTTTTCAGTCAAGTGTATTTCTGGACTGTAAAAATAAGTTTCTTGAATAATATTTATAAGTGAATTTTGGTAGTAATGTTCGGTGCTGAATTGTGTTTCTTCCATAGGATAAGAACTAAAATTAGTTGTATCTAATATAAGTGGTAAACTGTGTTTTGCCGCTACTGTTTCTTCTTGTGTAATTTTAAGTTCTGGTCTTCTATTTGCTAGGTGTGTTATGTTGCTTTCAAATGATTGCCCACTTTCTGGCTGTGTTGCATCCATGCTCATATAAAACTTGTCTAACATATTACTACGATGCATTTCCATATAAAATGCAAGTCGTTGATCATTATACCGTCTTTGAAAACACAAGAAGTCTTTTTCTCTTGGACCGCATACGTATTCTGTTGTAACGTATTTTTTTGTTACTTCTTCTAAATTTGTTCTATCATATCTAAATGTAGGAAAATGTTCTACATTAAGTTTAGTCTGTACA